GTGCCGGATTTAAGTTATCATCAACTTTTTCATAGTACTGCAGCAAGCCCCAGTCTTCTATTGACTCCGGATCTCTTACAATGTATGCATCTACACCGCCACTATCTTGATTATTTTGAACTAATTTTATGTAGTTATACGTATTCTCCAGTGTGGTCGTATAGGTGTAATCATTAGCAAAACTTTCATTTCCTATAATTAAATTTAACTTCATATCTGTTGCTTCTTTTAATGTAAGTTTTCCGAATTCATCAAAGAAATTATACACCTTACCTGTTGCAACATTAGTCCTATTTACACAGTCAACTATAATATCTAAGAGGGTCTGATTATCATAAATTTTTTTAGGAAGAATGTAATTTATTCTTTCTAAATAACCTATTTTAAAACCATACTCTTTGGCAATCATCTCAATAACAGACCTTGCATTCATATTTTTAATATTATATGATTGTTTGCACTGCCTTAATCTGAAGAATTGATCATAGCAAGTTGTTTTTATGCTTTCCTGGGACTTAACTTTCTTAAATACATGTCCTTGAAAAGCTTCAAGCGAATTAGCCTTTATGTCTACAAGAGGGTCTTGACTCATATCAAAATTCATCCTATCCGCTTGAAAGTATACAGGATCGCCTTCCAAATATGATATATCGGCATTTTTAATAAGGTTAAATTCCAATTTACTTGCTACTCCAACCCTTTCGGTTGTATAAGTCAGTTCACCATCAATCAATGAGGATACATCAAAAATCTTTTTTGCACTTTTAGATGCTATCTGTACTTTCATTCATTTGTCCAACCTTTCTTTTGCATAACGGATGGTGTTATTCTTACAAAGTCCTGCCCATTTACATTTTCTTTTTTGGCTTCAAATTTAACATATTCACGCAATTTGATTTTGTAATAAAGAGTTCCCATCTCCCCCTCTCTCTCCTCAAAATCACAATCCTCCAGTACCACATGCATCTGGTCTCCAAAAGTATTACTGCCATCTGCATTTTCTCTTACAATAGTTAAATAGAACGGCACTTGAGTCTCTGAAAGGTGTTGAAATAGATTCCGATAAAACTCAACTGTTTTTTCTCCATCCGATTCTAATACTGAATTAATCTGCCAGGTTCGTAATTTTCGTCTCCCCGGTTTTGATACCTCTCCTATGGCAAGCATATTGTGTATTTTTACTTCTCTGCCTCCACTGCAGGTCAGCTTTTCTGGCAAAATTTCAAGCTTTATATAATCTTGTTTTTGGATTTTATCAGTTTGTATCTCTGAAAAAAAGATTTGATACATTTTCTAAACCCCTTTTCTGCAATCTAAAAAGCACCCTATATGAGTGCTTTTATTGTTTTTATTTTGTTGCCGATATGACCATTCCATTATGATAATAGTCATTATAATCTTGTGAAAAATCTTTCATTGTAATTTCTACTTCTTCGTTGGCTTTAAGTTCCTTTACTGTAAAAGGCACTGACGCCAAGACTTCATTTGTCTCATTTCTTATAAGTTTTATATAAAGGGTTCTAGATGATAATGTATTTACAGTAACATTTTTTAACTTTATATAAATCGTATCAGCATCACCACCAAAGTTTAAAACATTATAGCCATATGAATATAAAGGGTCTTTCGTATCAGGCTTACCGATATTGTTTAAATAATTTTCTGTAGTAGACCTTAAATCATTTTCAAGCTTAAGCGCATCTGTTTTTGCTTCTGTTGGAGAGCTTGCAAGAGTTGACGATACCGTTACGGTCTTATTTTCCTGATTCCAGTTTACATCTGCCTGTAACATATCTCCAAGAGCTTTTACGGGTATCATCGTGCTTCCTGATATTATTTGTGCTGGCACGTCCATCTTTACAGCAAACATTCCATTTATATTACCTTCATTTTTTCCTACCCACATATGCGCAGTCAAAACTTTTGGTTCTGTTGATGCACTATTCGTGTCCCAGTAGGTTTTCTCTATGGTAATCATTTTACTAGAATTATCCCATTTAACAGTGGCACCCATAGCTTCGGAAATAGCTCTTACAGGAGCTAATGTTCTGCCGTCTACTATAATGCATTCTGCATCTAACTGTTTGCCATCTACAATGACTTTTACTCCTGCAGCATCTGCTGTCGATATTGCTCCGAACACTAAAATCAACAAAATAAAAATAGGTAATAATTTTTTTACCATGATATCACACCGCCTTTCAAATAGTATCGTACCATATCTTACAATATATTCCAACCGTTTATTGTGTTTGTGCAATCACATTTTGTTCATTTATCTTCTCTGTTATGTTTCCTGCCAGCTTCTCAAGGTCTGCTTCTTCTCTGATTGTTCCATTGGTATTAATAACCGGAGCCTGTGTCTGCACAGTCAAATTAATTTGATTCACATACTTTTGGGTAGTAGCATCAAGGAGATACTTTATATCCTCTTTTGCAATATTGATATCACTGTCAATTTTGCCTACCTTGCCAACTTGATTAACTGAGTCAAGAGAAGTTTTCCCCATAAATCCAGTTCCTATGCTGGCAATATCTGAATCCTGTACCTTTTTTAAAAATCCTGTTGCTAAATCAGCTCCCTTGCCTGCAAAGTCCTTATAGTCCAAATAATCAAACCGATCAAACTTTACTACGTCTTTATCACTTTCAGGAGGCTTCATTGCTTCATAGGAAATTCGCTCTATCGTGTCAAAAGAGGTGCCAGCTATATCATTTGTCTTGCTTATTATCCAATTCAGGCCATCAACGATACCATTTATAACGTTCCAGAAAAAATCGGCTATATTTGTAGTTAAATCATAAAAGAGCTTTTTAACTGCGTATACAGGGTCTATAAAGACATTAACAAGAAACTCACTGAAGGATACCAAGATATTATAAAGAAATATCACTTTATTAAAAGTGAAGGCAAACAACCCTCCAAGTATGCCACCCACAAAGGTTAGTATGTCCTCCGCTGTAACCCCAAAATGATTCAGCAGCAATATCAGCCCGGTGATGGCAGCTCCTACAGCAAACACTGGCCAATAGATAGTTAAAAACTCTATGGCAATGGCTCCAAGAGGAGCAACTACACCCCAAAGTGCAGAAGCTGCTGCTACTGCCCCGGCTGCCAGAATACCATAAAAAATCATATCTCCTATAGGCCCCAGTGCATTAATCATATCGCTGAGCCATATAAATCCATTCACTACCAGCTCTATGGCATAGGCAATTGCATAAAGACCGTTGGATATGCTTTCAAGAAATGCCTGTCCGTTATCACTTGCCAGCCAGACATTCAGGCGTGCAAACAAATCATTTATTTTTTTTAACGCTCCGTCTTTTGCCATATCTGCTGCCCATCTCCCCAGCGTATCCTTCATGATTTGTAAATTCTGACTGAAGGTTACTGGCATAGCAGCAAACTGTGCATCAATTTCTCCACCCATATTCTCCAGAGCCTTGATGATAGCCTCTGCAGTCAGTTCTCCATCTGTACTCATTTGCTTCAAGGCTCCCATCGGCACTCCCATACCCTTTGCAATAGTTGCCATTAAAGCCGGAGCATTTTCTCTAAGTGACCTGAATTCATCGCCTTGCAATCTTCCGGATGCAAGAGCCTGTGATAGCTGCAGCAGTGCAGCTTCATTTTGCTGTGCACCGCCTCCGCCAATGACCAGCAGCTTATTAACCTTTTCCGCAAAATTTACAGCATCCTGCGTGGTTCCCATCGCCCCGGTCATACCGATGCTGGTTACCAGATTAGCAGTGGCCTGATAACTGGCTCTTGCCCGGTTAGCTGATTCAGCTACCTTATTCTGCAGTTCCAGCTGTGTCTGCAGGCCGTCATTCACAAGACCTAATCTTGCATTTGCTGTGGAATATCCATCTACAAACTCTGTCATGATTTGCTTTATTGCCCCAAAGACTGCCCGTATCATTGAAACTAAGCTATAGATTCCGGCCAGCTTCATGCCCCAGGCTCCTGCACTCCCGGCAGCTCCCTGCTGTGCCATATCCGCTGCCAGTAAATTACTGCGCAGCTGCCCCAAGCTTACCTCTGCTGCTGCAATTTCTTGCCTCATCGTATCAAACGCTCCGGCACCCAGCACATTTGCCTGGGCATCCAGCCTTTGCATATTGGATATCATCATATTCATGGTTCGGAGAATAGAGCGCATGGTAGCCGTCATATAGTCATTAATAGCTATACTGTTGTCAACACGCATAAGACCCTCCTTCCGCTATTTATTCCGCAAAGCATCTATGCGTTTGCTTTCGGAAACCATAAGCTCAATTATTAGAGCTTTTTCTTTAACATTTAAAGCCAGCCACTG